AACAGAACGAGATACAGACGGGCTTCACCCACACGGAACTGCCGCGTGGAGCCTAACCGTTCTCGCTTACAGAAAAGAGGAGAGGGACACGTCTAGCACGTGGCCGGCTCTCCCGACGCGGGCGCGTCTACCCGCAAACAACAGTCGCCATGTCGCCGACGCCAGCGACAGGAAAATAAGACGGAAGATCCCCGCGACCGAGGTCGGGGGAAATGTCCGCGATGACTGTAAAAGCCACGAGGACATCCTTCGCCTCCACAAAAGGAGCAAGGTAAGGCTTCGTCGAAATACGGCGCGTAACAGCCGAGGAGACACGGTTCCTTCCCGAAAGATGGAATCGAAGCTCCGCCGGATCTGCGAACATAAGGTCTACAGCTGGGTAATCATTACGACGACCCTTAGCTGCGGACCGGGCGAGGCAATAAAGGATTGCCTCACGAACCCGGTCAACGGCTGAATAACCCGCAGACCATTTGCCAGCAGACACCTCCACCGAAGATTGGAAGAGCTCCTCCTTACTTAGCGCGGAGGCCTCGACCCGGGAGACAAAGTCCCCGGTCATCGAGACCCCATGGCTACGAAAGTAACTTGGAAACTCTGAAGAAGGAAAGTGCGAGACGTGGTAGAGACAGGCGAGTCTCTTGGCCAACAGGCCGCGGAAGCCGAGATCTGGGAGCGCAACACCGGAGGACCGAAGTTCTCCGATGTGCCAATCAAACCAGACCCTGCCGGCGCGGAACCTGTACTCGGGGGGCGAAAACTTGAGAAACTCCAAAAAGGAGCGACCCAAGGAGCCCGGGTGCTCTGCAGGACGGAGCATCCCAAACCGAGGCGACCACACGGGAGCAAGAAAGCCACCTTTATTCCATCGCAGAAGCGTGGAATTTAGGGAGCCGAACTCCTGTGCCACGGAAGTCTTAGTCCGCTCGACCTCGAGGCCGACCGAAGCAACCACACCGAACCAGGCCTGAGGAAAATCCTCAGTCGGCGCCTGGAAAAGAATGTCATCGCCATTGATCAGAACAGGGACAGAACCCCTCACTCCGGACTGGGACAGAGCCCAACGGAAAGAGAGGTAATTCTGAAGGCAAAGGAAGGGAAATGATAGGAGAGAACCCATCATCTGACCAACCGAAACCTCAAGAGAATCCTTCTCTGAAAACAACAATGGACGGCAAGCACGAAGAGCCAACTCTGCAACGTTCCGAGGAACGAAGCAGGCATTATCAAGCATGACTCTGAGCGCCAGCT